CGTTACTATTTCTGGGGCAGCTACTTTAGGAGGTTTAGTAACCGCCGCAGTTTTAAATCAAGAATACCAAATAACGGGGGTTCCTTCCGCGAACACTTACACCTTCACGGCTAAGGATACAGACGGCGATACTGTCACAGCTAATTCTAGTGACTCAGGTAACGGTGGTTCAGGAGTAGACGGAGCGTATCAAATTAATGTAGGTCTTGATGTATACGTTCAGAGCACAGGTTGGGGTTCTGGTTTATGGGGTGAAAGTACTTGGGGTAGCGCAAATGCTTTAAGCGCGAGTAATCAATTACGTTTATGGTCTCATGATAATTTTGGTGAAGATTTAATTAGTAATGTGCGTGCTGGTAATATTTTTTACTGGGATGAATCTTCAGGATTAAATAACCGAGCCGTTGCTTTAGCTGATATCGCGGGGGCTAATCTTTGCCCTACTAAAGCTTTAACAGTTTTAGTTAGCGATATTGATAGACACGTTATAGCTTTTGGAGCAGATCCTTTAAATACAGGAGGCACTGCTAGAACAGGCGCAGTAGACCCCATGTTTATTTGTTGGAGTGATCAAGAAAATGCAACAGAATGGGAACCTAAATCAACAAATACTGCAGGTTCTTTTCGGTTATCCGCAGGGTCTTTAATAGTCGGGGCTACTCGTGCAAGACAAGAAACATTAATATGGACAGATACTTCATTGTATTCTATGACTTTTGTAGGTCAACCGTTTACGTTTTCCGTAAATTTAGTAAACGAAGGAGTTGGGTTAATTGGACCAAACGCACACATAAATACTCCTAAAGGTGTGTTTTGGATGGATAAAAAAGGGTTTTATAGTTACAACGGAGCTGTTCAAGATATTCCATGTACTGTTCAAAATTATGTATTTAGTGATATTAATGAAGGTCAAACGTATCAAACTTTTGGTTTTTTAAATAAAGAATTTGATGAAGTAGGGTGGTTTTATTGTTCTGCTGACTCGATGGTTATTGATAGATATGTTACTTATAACTACGATGAAAACGTATGGGCAATCGGGCAACTTACTCGTTCAGCATGGCTTGATGAAGGTATTTTTAATGACCCCATAGCCGCGTACACTACTTCAGACGTAGGTTATTTATACAACCAAGAGTCGGGCAACGATGATGACGGATCTCCTATGGACAGTGTGTATATAGAGTCTAGTGATTTTGACATAGGAGAAGGCGAAGAATATCAATTTGTTAGTGAAATAATTCCTGATATTAAATTCACAGGTTCAGGAGATGACCAAACGATTAACGTAGTATTGAAGAAAAGAAACTATCCAGGAGAATCTTTAACAACTTCTTCTACCACTAATTGCACATCAACTACTACGAAAATACAAACTAGGATGCGGGCTAGACAAGCAGTACTGCGAATTGAATCAGACGACGATGGAGAAACTTCTGCTCGTTCGGGAGTTGGTTTTAGAATAGGAGCTACTCGTATGTCGCTTCAGCCAAACGGTAAACGCTGATGTCTAAGTTGTTAGAGACTAAACTTCCTGTAGCTATCGGAGAAATCTCTCCCGAAACTTTTAATCGGTTAGTTAGAGTATTAGAATTAAGTTTAAATAGCGTAGACATAGACGCAACTCAGGCGGTTAATTTTACACAAAGAGATTCTAATAAATTTAATGATGGAGATATTATTTGGAATAGAGCTAGTGAGCAACTCCAACTTTGGACAGGAGAAAAATGGATAAATCTTTACAAAGGAAACGAAGACGGAGTAGGGGCAGTTGGTGGTTTAGGAACTCTCAGTGTTTCAACAAATGGAAATACAACAGTAAGCCTGTCGGGCGGAGCGACAGGTTGGGAAACAGACACTTATTACACATGATGGATCGAAATAGATTAATAAAAGAACTTATTTTAGACGAAGGATACAAGTATGAGACGTACCACGATCACCTTGGTTTTCTTACTTTAGGAGTAGGACATTTAGTTCTAGACACAGATCCCGAAATTAAACAACCTGTAGGAACCCCTGTGTCGGAAGAACGTATTAAGGAATGTTTAAATGATGATATTGATAATGTATGTGATGAATTAGATAGGAATATGTCCTGGTGGCGGGGGCTTGATGGTGTCCGACAAAGAGTTTTAGCAAACATGTGCTTTAATTTAGGTTATCCTAGACTCAGTAAGTTTGTTAAATTTATCGCCGCAATGCAAAAAGGCGATTGGAAAACAGCAGGAGAAGAAATGATGGATAGTAAATGGGCGACACAGGTAGGCGATCGAGCAGTTAGATTACAACAAATGGTGATACACGGTGAAAAGTAAAAAGACACATAAAACTAAAGACGGCAGAATAGCTAAAAAAGGTCTTTATTATAATATGAACAAAAGAAAAAAAGCAGGAACAAGTCGACCAGGAAAAGGAACAGTGTCTGCCAAAGCTTTAAGAAGATCTAAGAAAACAGCTAAAAAATAATGGCAGCTAAACGTAAAGAAAAATCTATACGGAGGACTACAAAAGGGAAAGGAGCTAATTACCGAAAAACAAAAGCAGGTGCGGGAATGACAGCTAAAGGTGTAAAAGCCTATAGAAAAAAGAATCCTGGATCTAAATTAAAAACAGCCGTTACAGGGAAAGTAAAGAAAGGAAGCAAAGCCGCAAAACGACGTAAATCATTTTGTGCTAGGTCTAAAGGTTGGAAAGGTGAAAGAGGAAAAGCTGCTAGAAAAAGATGGAAGTGTTAATATGAAAGGTGTAAAACATTATAAAAAAGACGGTTCTCTCCATAAAGGAGGAATGCATAAAATGTCAAACGGTTCGCTACACACAGGTAAAACTCACACTAAAAACAGTAAAGCATTGTTTCATTACGGTGAACTAAGTAACAAATCAAAAACTAAAGCTAAAGCTTCTTGGAGAAAGAAGTAATAAATGGAGGAATTAACATGTACGAATATAAATGCAAAGTTAAAAGAGTGGTCGACGGTGACACTATGGATGTTGTTCTTGATCTTGGGTTCGATATCCTTCATGCTTGCAGGGTTCGCTTGGCTGGTATTGATACGCCCGAGTCGAGGACTCGTGACTTGGATGAAAAAGCACGAGGTAAGCTCAGTAAAGCTTATCTTAAAGAGAGTATTAAAGGCAAAAAGATTGTATTAAAAACCAAATTAAAAGACTCAAAAGGTAAATTTGGTAGAGTAATAGCTGAAGTTTGGGCGGAGTTTGAAGAAGGTTCATTAAGGAATGTTAATGAATTAATGGTAAAAGAAGCTTATGCAGTTGTGTACAACGCAGAAAATAAAGCGTTAGTTGAGGAAGCTCATATGGCGAATAGAGCAATATTAATAGAAAAAGGACTGTTTGTTCCTGTGGAGAAATAACATGAAACTAGGTGGATTATTAAAAAATGTAGTAGGAGCAGTAGCCCCTACTTTGGGAACTGCATTAGCAGGACCAATGGGCGGTATGGCGGCTAATATGATAGCAGATGTATTGGGCGTTCCTAACACGCCTAAAGCGATTGAAAAAGCGGTACAGAATGCAACACCCGAACAGATGCTTGAACTTAAAAAAGCAGAACAGGCGTTTGAATTACAAATGAAAGAGCTTGATGTAGATGTGTTTAAACTTGAAACAGCAGATATTCAAGACGCTAGAGGAAGATTTAGTAAAGACTGGACAGCCAGGATAATGGGTATTCTTGTTGTAGGTGGTTTTATGGGTTACATCTTTTTAGTAACTTTGCAACCTCCTGAGCAAAATAGTGAAGCCTTAATTAATCTTGTACTGGGTTATCTGGGTGGGTTAGCTTCTGCTATAGTTAGTTTTTATTTTGGAGCGTCTCACACAGCTAAGGACTAATGGACGCAGTAGTTCAATTAATTAATGAAGTAGGTTTTCCTATAGCCGCTGCAATAGGTTTAGGTTTATTTATTTGGAAATTAATTAATAAAATTATTGATGGCATGGAAACTAAAGTAGATGTTCTTGATGAAAAAGTAAGTGCACAAATATCAGAAATAGAACAACGATTAGGTCAAAAATTAGATTCACAACATGGAATTTTAGTTGCTTTAATAGACAGAGTTCGATCAGTAGACAATGAAATAATAAGGCAAGACACTTTACTTAAAACGATACTGGGGGTGCCGCAACTTATGCATACGGATAGGTTAGCTAAAGCTGATAGAGACGACCAGAGAAAAGACTAATGAACAAACAATTTGAAACTATAGTAATTGTCGGAATAGTGTTTGTGTTAAGTATTGTAGCTATTAATGTAAATGCTTCTCCTATTACCCACGAATTTAAAAACCCTAGCTTTAGTGGTATTGGTGCGTCTGCTCATTACTTAACAATAGATGAACAAGAAACTAAAAGACGCGATGAGTTAGCAGAAAAAATACAGGCTGAACTTGATGAGATACAAAGGGAGATAGACAACAGTACCCTCAATAAGTTTTTAAATAACTTACAGAGTAGAATATTCAGCAACTTATCCAGAGACATCAGCGACATGCTTTTTTCAGAAGACGGGGGGTCAGGTGGAACAATAGAGCTAGAAGGTAATAGTATTAGTTTCTCTAATGATGGGGAATATATAACTCTTACAGTCATAGACGAAAATGGAACAATAACAGAGATAGTTATTCCTATCGGGGTATTTGGAGTATGTACTTCAGACGACTGTGGAATTTAATTCTAATAGGAGTCCTCACAGGATGTGCTACGTTTGCTCCTCCTAGAGCGGAAGATTGTCGTCTTATAGGTATTATTTGCCCTGAGGATGCTAGAGTAGAAAGAGTTACTTTACAAAAACTTTTAGACTTACCCGTTCCTAAACAAAAAGCTGTTATAGCTGTATATAGTTTTGATGATTTAACATCTCTTTCATCT